TCATCTCCAACATGGGGTGGATTGTTAAGAGAGAAATATTTAAATGAAGTGACAGTGTTTGATACCAAGAATCCAAAATTGGCACAAAGAAATCTACCCAAAACTACTGCTATGATTAAAAAGGGTAATCGTGAATTGCCCGATGAAAATCTGCATAAAAGAATTCATGCTGGATTTTCTCAAGCACTAGAAGAAATGAAAACAGAAAAACCAGAAGTTACTCAACAGAAGGCAAAAGAAGCAAGAAAAGCTTATGAAGACTTTGCCAAATCAAGAGGGTTTAAGTCTGGTGGTAATATGTTAATTGAAAATGGTAAGACCAAAAAATCATCTGGTGAAGGTGTTCATACCAAAGGTCTATCATTGGCACCACATTCTGCCAGTGGTCTTAAAGATTTTGACGTATGTCCTAGAGCATCAAAAGAATGCCGTGCCAACTGTTTAGGTACAGAAGCTGGAGGAAACAGACAGTTTCCAGATTCCGCTCTTGCTAGCAAAGTTCTTAAGACACATTTCTTGGCATTGCATCCACATCATGCTGCTAGATTGCTTGATCATGAAATCGGTCAACATGTCAAAGATGCTGAAAAGAATGGCATGAAAGCTGGTGTTAGATTGAACGTGACTTCAGACATTCCTTATGAAAAATTCGCCAAACATTTGTTCGAACGCCATCCCACAGCACAATTCTATGATTATACCAAAATACATAAACGAGTTATGGATCAATCAAAAGAAGGCCATCCAAGCAATTATCATTTGACACTATCACATACTGGTACTGGACATGCTGAATCAAATGATAATCATGCAATCAATGCACTAAACCATGGTCATGTTGTTGCTATGGTTTATCAAAGAGGAAAAGGTGTTCCTGAACCAACACATGTTAAAGATGTCAAAACAGGTACAAAATATCCTATTGCTAACGGTGATGATGACGACAACACATTCGACAGACACGAAACACTAGGTGTAAGCAATAGACAAGGTGTTGTGTCTGGTCTAAGACTCAAAGGTGTTAAGAATGAAGATGCTGGTCATTTTGCCAATAAAGTAGATCCTGATGGAGTAATCAGAATAAACAAATGAAATCATTTAAAAGATTTATGATGGAATCAAAAATGGGAAGAGAATTATCAGATTCAATAGGATCTGCTGCTGAAAATAAACCTTATATGTATACAACAGCAGATTTTCATTCTGGTAACAGTCCGTTTCATGTTCAAAAAATAGGCAATCCTGTCAAATTTAAGATTAGTGATGGTACACATAAAGTCAAATCATTGGAACACGATGAAGAAGTGACTGTACCAAAAGGTCATGTCATTGTATCTAGACCAAATATAAAAGGCGATAAGCCATATTTTATGCCACCAAATAAGTTTGAAGAATTACACGACGGTATTGATTATGAAAAAGGCACAGCAACTCAGAGAGGTGTAACTAAAGAAGCATTCAAAGCACCACATGATGGTATTTTCCATCCGCCATGGTCAAAAGTACCACTTCATGTGAAAAAAGGTGATACGATTATTAAAAATGGTGATAATCCAAGAGATGTGGCTGCAATTGCTCCCGATGTATACAAACAAACATACAGAGAAATAAAAAAATAAGTGCGACATTTTGTCGCACTCATGCTAACTCATTGATATTCCATAATATTATTTTTTCTATGCATTTTTGACATATCAGGTATGCAAAAATAGAGGTTGACTTCCCTACCAAGACATGCTATATATAATGTATGATTCCTTCTCGTGGGAGTCATTCGCTCTTTGACATGAAAGGAACTATCAATGAAGCGGACGTGGACATCTCTCCACATCGTGGCTTTGGTTGTAGGTGGCTACATCGTAGCCACAGAAATCGGATCAAACGTGGAACACATAATCCACGGCACCGGTAGCTTCTACAATCCAGCGGTCTTCACTGCAATAGGTGTATCCATCGGTACAGTGTTTGCATTTACTATGGCGATGGATGCTTTAGAAGACTGGAAAAAGCTCTCATCTTGGGTTAATGCAACAGGGCTGGCAGCAGCATTCTTATTCGGCACAGCTTTCACCCTGACTACAACCCTTGATCGTACTGCAACCGCACGGGACTCACTTCTTTCTAAGAAATGGAAAGAAGATGACGAAATGGCGAATCTTGCTAAAATGTATCAAAACATATCTCTCCAGTCAACACAAGAATGTGGATCTGGTAGAGGTAAAAAGTGTGATGCATTGAGTGCCGAACGTTCTTCCATCGAACAGCGTATTCTTGCTAAACAAGAAGACCTTGACTCAATGGGAAAGCGGATACATAAGCTTACTGGTGGAATGATAAGTGTGTCAGCGGCATCTATCTTCCAACCAATGTTTATGCCGATCGCAATGTTCCTCATGGGCACATTCATGGTGGCATATGGCGTTAAAGGTAAGTTTGTGAAGCCTGAGTTTGATATTCAAACTCTGACTGGCATGGACTCGAAAGAGGACAAAGCTAAACGATACATTGAAAAGTATCGGGCAGCTAAGGGCTCAGCCCCTACCATCATGCAAGTCAAAACGGTTGCAGAGGTATCGTACCCGACTGCCAAGAAGTATCTCGCGAGGTACTCTTGAAAATATGGCCAGCTTTTGCTGGCCTTTTTTTTATATAAATACTGAATATTGATCAGGGAAAAAGAATGAAATCGTTTAAGCAATTTCTCAATAAAAGAGTTCTCACAGTATCAGCACTTGCTAAAAAGCATGATGTTGATGCAGATTATATTGAGAAACAATTGAAAAAAGGTATCAGAGTAGAACACGAACATACATCTAAATTGGCTGTTGCTCGTCGTATTGCTCTTGCTCACCTTGGTGAAAATCCTGACTACTATAAGAAATTGAAAAAGGTAGAAAAAACTAAAAAATGAATTTCGGATACCACAATAACCCCAATCTACCTAGAGCAGACTATAAGCACAACTTCACACAAGCTGAAATTGATGAGTTCAAAAAGTGTGCTGCTGATCCCATTTACTTTGCTATAACCTACATGAGAATCGTCAACGTCGATAAAGGTCTTATGCCTTTTGAGATGTGGGATTTTCAGAAAGAAATGCTTAAGACATTTCATGAGAATCGTTTCTCTATCTGCAAACTTCCAAGACAGGTAGGTAAGACAACAACATCGGTAGCATATCTACTTCATTATATTCTATTCAACGAAAATGTCAATGTTGCCATTCTAGCCAACAAGTCTCCAACTGCCCGTGAAATCATGGGCAGACTTCAGCTTGCGTTTGAATACTTACCATTCTTTCTCAAACAAGGTGTTATTGAATGGAATAAGGGATCCATTCATTTGGCCAATGGGTCAAAAGCAGTAGCCGACTCAACATCAGGCTCATCTGTACGTGGTAGATCGTTCAATGTTATCTTCCTGGACGAGTTTGCATTCGTTCCAAATAACATTGCCGAAGCATTCTTTATGTCAACATATCCTACAATTTCTTCTGGTAACACAACCAAAGTTATTATCGTTTCAACACCAAATGGTCTAAATCTATTCTATAAGATGTGGACAGAAGCATTAGAAAAGAAAAGCTTGTATATACCCATTGAGATCCACTGGTCAATGGTACCAGGACGTGATGAAAAGTGGAAAGAGATTACTATTCGTAACACATCACCAGATCAGTTCCGGCAGGAATTTGAATGCGAATTTATCGGATCCACAAATACACTTATTCATCCATTGAAACTGAGATCACTTGTCTGGCACAATCCAATTCGTAAAGATATGGGCGACAGCTTTCATATATTCAAAGATCCAGAGTCAAACCACACATATGTTATGACAGTAGATGTAGCTGAAGGGCTAGGGCTAGACTACTCTACATTTTCAGTTATAGATGTTACATCGTTTCCATACAGACAAGTAGCCAAGTATCGTAACAACAAGATACAGCCACTTATATTTCCTACATTAATTCTACAAGCAGCCAGATTATATAATGATGCATTTGTTCTTATTGAAATTAATTCTATTGGTCTTCAAGTTGCTGATATCCTACATTTTGAACTGGCTTATGAAAATCTTGTTAAAATTGAACTAAAGGGTAAACAAGGGCAACAACATACTCCTGGTTTTAAAAAGAAGATTGCTTATGGTCTCAAAACATCAAAACAAACTAAAGCTATTGGATGTGCTAATCTTAAAACTTTAGTAGAATCTGATAAACTGATACTGATTGATTATGACACGATTCAAGAACTAATGACATTCTCAGCAGATAAACAATCATTCAAAGCCGAAGAAGGCAATAATGATGACTTGGCTATGACCCTTGTTCATTTCGGTTGGTTAACATCTCAAAGATACTTCAAAGAAAACATCAATAATGACATTCGAAGCGCTCTCCAACAAGAACAATTAAATATAATGGATCAAGATATTGTACCATTTGGTATAGTGGACAATGGTGTAGATGATCCATTTGAGAAAGAAAATGAATTAAGAGACATTAAAGAAGCTTGGGTGAACAGTCGTCAAAAAACAAGCGTTTTTGACAATTTGGAATGGGATATATTAACAAATACTCATCGTTTGTAAAAAACACTAAAATTCTAAATACTATACTAGAAAAATAATAACCTTGAAAAAAGGAGTATAGAAGATGCCATTTTTCCTAAGTCCTGGCGTTAATGTAACTGAAATTGACTTGACAACAATTGTTCCTGCTGTTGGTACAACAGAAGGTGCTTTTGCTGGTCCATTCGTATGGGGCCCTATGAATTCAGTACAGTCTATTGGTAATGAAAATGAACTTGCAACTTTGTTTGGTAAGCCAGATGCCAATACATTTAGATCATTCTTCACATGCGCTAATTTCCTTTCTTATGCTAGAAATCTTCGTGTTGTTCGTGCTGCATCAAATACCGTTGCTAAAAACGCAGTTGCAAATGGTTCAACAGGCTTATTAATTCAAAACAGAAACGATTATGAAATAAATTATCATGACTTATCGGCAGCAGGATCATATGGTATGTTTGCTGCACGTTATCCTGGTGAATTGGGCAACTCACTTAAAGTTTCTCTTTGGGCATCTCCTAATTCAGCAGCATATTCTTCATGGGAATATAACGAAGAATTTAATAGTGTTCCAAGCACATCTGCATATGTTTCAAATGTAAACGGTGCAAATGATGAAATGCATATTATCGTTGTTGACGAAGATGGTAAATTCACTGGAGTTTCAAACACAATTCTAGAAAAATTCTCATACATTTCTAAAGCATCTGATGCAACAAATGATGATGGTTCTTCAAACTATTATGTTAATGTAATTAATCAAAAATCAAGATATATCTATATTATTAATCCTGCTGTAGATGCAAATGGCACTTCAAATACTTCAACATGGGGACATTCAGCTTCAAATACATCATTTGACCAAGGATTGAATCATTATACTGCATCTCTAAATAATGGTAGAGATGGATATCCAACTGATGCTGATATAATTCGTGGTTACGATGAATTCGCAAATCCTGAAGCAATTGATATTTCATTAGTTCTAACAGGAGCAGCAAATACAGTTGTTTCTGAATATGTTATCGAAAATATTGCTGACACTAGAAGAGATTGTGTTGCTTTCATTTCACCAAAATTTACTGACGTTGTTGATAACTATGGCAATGAAGTTGAAGATATAGTAGCAACAAGAAATAACTACAATTCAACATCATATGCTGTTATGGATGGTAACTGGAAGTATCAATTCGACAAATATAACAATGTGTATCGTTGGCTACCATTAAATGGTGATATTGCTGGTCTTTGTGTTCGTACAGACTTCGAACGTGATCCTTGGTTCTCACCAGCAGGATTCAATCGCGGTCATATTAAAAATGTTGTTAAGCTTGCATGGAATCCAGGTAAGGGTAACAGAGATGATTTATATGTAAATGGTATTAATCCAGTCTTATCATTCCCAGGTGAAGGTGTTGTTCTCTTTGGTGATAAGACAATGCTTGCTAAACCATCAGCTTTTGATCGTATCAACGTAAGAAGACTATTCATTGTTCTTGAAAAAGCTATTGCAAGAGCATCTAAGTATTCACTATTCGAATTCAACGATGAATTTACAAGAGCACAATTCGTTGCACTTGTTGAACCATTCTTGAGAGACGTACAAGGTCGTCGTGGTATCTATGATTTCCGTGTTGTATGCGACGAAACAAACAATACTCCAGAAAGAATTGATAGAAATGAATTCTGGGGAGATATTTACATTAAACCAGCACGCTCAATCAACTTCATTCAGTTGAATTTCATCGCTGTTCGTACTGGTGTTGCATTCGAAGAAGTAGTAGGCAAATACTAATTTATCTACTAATATATTTGTTGGATATGCCTGGGAGATCATTTTTCCCAGGCATATTTGTTATTTCCACAGTCATATAATCTAAAATATCCCATATCTTTTACAATTTCAAATTCACTTTTATCATCCGAATATTCCAAGATATTCATAGATTTTAATTTGTTTTTTTGAAACAACATTCTATTCTTGACTATTCCTGTCTTATTATCATAATAGAAATAATTTGGTTCAGTTCTCTTTATAAGCTTAAAATTACTTTTTTCGTATACTTTTCCTTCACCAAATCGTAAATCTGCATATGTCATACAAGATTTGACATTATATTTTTTACTAAAATAATTAAACATTTTTGAAAATCCACCAACAACAATATGATTTAATAATGTAGAGAATCTTGATATCTCATATTCATAATTTTTATCAAATCTGGATTTGACAAAAGACAACACAGAAATCAATTTATTATCAAAAAATAATCCTATATTAATAGTTGATGTTGTTTTTCCTGATATATGATTATCTTCATGAAATGATTCTGCTTGTTTTTTATCTATCTCTTTCAATTCACATTTTCTACCATATATCTTAGTTGATACATGATCCAATCTCTGAGATATCATTGATTTTAAAATGTTCTGTTTCTTTTTATTTTTCCATTCATGTTCAAATATCGTAAACACTTTTATTCCTTGATTATAGAAAAAAAGATATTTGTCTATATGATATTTTTTATTCTTTTTATGTGGTTCATATCTATGCCAATATTCACCACAATATTCAACACCAAATTGTTTAGATTGAACAAAACAATCTATTTCATATTTTTTAGAAAACATATAAGAATCACATTTCAGCCCCAACGAACGAATGAAATCTCTACATTCTATTTCTCCTTTTGATTTATTATATGAATGTATACGAACACTTATGTTTTGTTCTTTAAAAGCTTTCTTGAGATGTTCTATTGATATATTATGTTTTTCAGCTATTTCTTTGAGTGTAATTTGTTTGTTTTCTTGTACATAAATATCAATGTTATTCAATACTTGTAAATATTGTTTTTCCCAAACTTTAAATGAAGATAGAATATTGATATCATCATTTTCTTTTTCTAATTTTTTAATGATGTGTCTAGGTAATTTTGTCGTTTCAGAAATTTCAGATATTTTTGTTTGTGTATTGAGTGATGTTAGTATAGAATTAACAGCTTCATCATAATTTGTTTGTGTTTTGAAGTATTTTCTGCCGTGATATTCAGATAAATTTATTTCATTCTCTTGTAACCATCGATTGACAACAGGAACTGACACTGAATATTTTTTAGCGATAAAATGTTTACCTTTACCTGAATCAATTATTGTTTGTAGCTCTTTTTTTGATGGAGTTTGATATTTCTTGTTTTTGGTACCATAAGAATTGTTTGTCATTCTTTTTTTAGTTTTACAATAACCACAAACGGATAAATCTCTTGATCTTCGTTGTGTGTAATTTCTACCACAATTATCACAAACACAGTCAATCATAACATTTGATTTGCCTGGTAATAATTCTACATTTGTTGTTATTGAATTGCCAATACTAAGTGTTTTATCAAGAACTTTTTCCCAATATTTTTTATTGGCTGAACAGATTGTAACAACAATTTCAGAATTTTTGATCATATTAAACCTTTTTGATATATCCATTAAATGCAAATTATATATACATCTTATAGAAAAGTCAATAAGAAATAAATATTACTAGTTAAATTCAAATGTTATTCCTAACAAGGGAGAAATTTAATATGGCATTTAGAGTACAAGAATTTAGAGCACAGATGAATTATGATGGCGCACGCCCTAATTTGTTCAAATGTGATCTAACTTTTCCTTCAATATTAAGCACTGGTGGAGCACAAACTCAGTTTACATTTATGGCCAGAGCAGCACAGCTACCTGGATCAACAGTAAATCAAATTCCACAATTTTATTTTGGTCGTGAACTAAAGTTTGCAGGTAATCGTTCATTTCCTGAATGGACAGTTACAATTATCAATGATGAAGAT